TCCTGCAACAGAAACGCATTACAATTTTAACGCTAGTTATATAGCGGAACAAAAGAAGAGGTGATATATGGGTGTTGGAGCATTGGCGGCACTTCAAGGCGGAGGGAATGTAGTTGGTGGCCTTCTTTCTGAATATGGCGATATTCAAGGTGCGAAGGCATCGGCAAAGCAAATCAAGAAGGCTCAGGAAGCAAACCAGCAGTCTTTGCAACAGCAACAGGCACTGCAACAGCCATATATGAGTTCTGGTCAGGTTGGATTGAATAAGTTTACACAAGGTGTTCAGCAGGGCCAGTCTCCGTATGAGCAATACAAGATGGGTTCTTTTGGTGGCGTTGATATGTCACAAGAGTATTGCATCATAAGTTCAGGCTCTTCACCTAAACGATTTGGGTCTTCATTTGTAATGCCATTTCCGGCGTCCACTTCAATGCCAACTGACCATACACGCAGATATTTGTTTGGACTACGCAAAAATGCAGTCCTACCAATGCGCAGAATAGTATTCCCATCTTCTAGCGTGTAATTCTGAGAAAGCTCATAAATCTTTGGCGCGTAACGATTGCCGACATATGTTTTTCCAGCATACTGGATAAGAGAATTTGGATACCAACGGTGCATTGTGTCGGTTAATTGGTCGCGGGTTGATCTTTGGTGCCACATTTTTTGACCATCGGAAATATCATACACATATGTCTTATCCATTGCGTCAAAGTTGAATACTACAAACGTATGCCCATTAGATGTATAAGAGAATGCAACGCAATCTGAGCAATCAAACTTGCTCATTTCTTGGTCAAGTGCAGGAGTGCTTATCTTATTAAATGAAGTGCCGGAACTCATGTAGATAGATGGACTACCCTGAGTAGAGCTACCAACCATAACGACATTGTTACCAACAGACAAAACAGAACGCGGAGCAACCAAGCCGATAGTTCCGGCGGCGGCGTATGCCCTGTCAAACGGTTTTCTGCTGTCTCCTGTTGGATTCCAAAGCTCATAAGAAGATGGGCCAAATAGCCATAAATAGGAGCCATTTACAAGTACCGCAGTCAACGGGTCTGCGCTTGATTCAGCCGTTCCATATTCCAATGCGTTCCAAGTAGTGTTATCATAAGTATCTGACACAAAGAACGAACCGCTAGGAACACCGCTAATTGTCCCTTGAGTGATTGTATGTCCACCCATAAACGCAACAGTTTGAGGATTTGAAAGCTCATAAGGCAACTGAGAAAACGCCTTTGTAGCCAAGTCAAGGCGATACATCGAAACGCCATCGACAATAATCAATCCAAATCCGTCATCTACCATTGAGACAGGTGTACTCAATTCAGAAACGTAACCAAGAATTTCATTTGTTCCAGATCCAAATTTCTCCCAAACAACAAATTGGCCTACAACAACAATCACCGATCCATTCACAGAAGGATTTGAACCAAGTCCTCTGGCTGTCCTACACATTCCACGAATCGCAGAATTTGCATACACCTTAAAAATAGTGGAAACGTCATTTAGTCCAATGTAATCCCGGTATAGCGTGTAACCTTCAACCGGTCGCCAGGCTAGATTAGTGCTTGCGTCTTCATTCAACGGCCTTTCGGGATACCAATTAACACACATCTGTGAATTAATCGGCATGGATGACATCGCCGCTGATTGACCTAGGAAGCCGTCAAACTTCATACTACATGACCTGTGTAAATGTTGAATTTGCTTGCTGACCCGCTTCCATATCCAGAAGCCGAAGTGTCAGCCACATATCCATGCTTTTTATAGTTGCTTGCTTGCCAATCTTCCAAAGCCTGCTGAGCCTTTACTGCAAGCATAGGAGCATCCCAACGGTTAATCCCTGCAATATCACTAGCCAATTGCCAACGCAAATATGGCAACAATCCAACAGGCCAGATAGATACATCGGTATTAGCGTCAGCGTCTATATAGTTTGGCTCATAAATAATCTCTCCAGTTCCGTTTGGCTGGCCCAAATAGAATCGAATTGTAGAAAGCGGATAGGTTCGCTCGTAATAAAAGAATGTAGGAAGGTTGTTATTTGTGGTATTGATTGCGCGGTTAAAGTATTCTGTACTAGAGCATGGGCGCGACACAATACGAGCATTGTTTGATATAATGATGATCTCGCTAATCTTTGCGGGTGCAATAGGTAGCTCAAAGTCAGGTGTGCTTAGTTCTGGATGCTCAATTAAATCAGGCTGTGGACCAATAGTATAGTTTCCGGCTCCTGTAAAAGTAACAGGCAAAGCGACCATTGCGCTTTTAAAGTCGCCACACGCTTGCCGTTGTTGTAGAATGGATTGAAGCAATCCAACTCCACGCACTAGCATATCATCGGTAAACGATTGACCAATACCCAATACATTCGAATCTCGATATGCGTCTTTTACAAGTTGCCGTACACTATACATAAATTAACCCTCGCTCAATGTTTCTTCCATGCTCTTCTTTGGCGGCCTACCACGCCTTGGAGCTTCCACAATAGGCTCCTCTTTCTTTTCTTCAACGGAAGTGAAGCTGTCGATATATTCATCAAACTTTTGCTTGTGGTATTCGTTGTCACACTGGTAGTCTGACAAATAAACAGATTCCAAGCCTTCCGGATAGTTTTTGCCATCAAACAGAAATGAATCACGCTTGCCATTGATAAAAACAACCAAGCGAACAGGTAGAGAAATAGTTGTCAAAAATGCTTTAATTTTTCCAAGTTCCATAATGCTCCAATAGGTAAAAGAAAGAGGGCGTTTGACCGCCCTCAATCTTGATTGATGTTAGTCCAAACCGACTTCGATCACACCGCACCATTCAGGGCGCAGAAGCTCCCAGAAGTGCAGGACTTCGATACGTGTTGGAAGGTCATCAGTTCCAACGCGATAATCGCGAATGAAGCGTAGAGACACATCAAACGCCTTTTCGCGCGCACCCATTTCCACGTTGTTTGGCAAGTACAGATCGGCATTGCCGAAAGTCAAGCCGTACTTCTGGAAGAATGGCATACAAGCGTAGCTCTTACCAGCAGTGCCAAGGAACACAACAGCCTTAGAGACTGGAGTTACATCGACATTCTTGGTTCCAGCGGGTGTCCAGTAGATTGGTTCGATTGTGATATCCACATGAGTGGAGTCAACAGCGGTCACAGCCTGAACGGAGCGCGTTACGGCGTGTGCCTTGTAGATAACACTCTTTGCCTGTGGGTTCACAAGGGAGCAACCAGTGATCTGGATTTTGTCGCCAACGGCAACGGAAGGAATCGCAGTGCCATGAGCCAAGCGCATAGTGGTAGCACCTTCGGTATAAGCCGAAACGGTAACACCAGTAGAGCCACCAGCACCGTTAGTGCGGGTATAGATCAGGGAGCTTGATGCCATATCGAAATTGCCAAAGCGGGTAGCCTTGCCATCGAGATAGCCGAGATCAAGCTCTTTCTGGTTGTGGAATAGTGTTACACCCTTATCAACAAACGCTGCTTCAAAGTCTGGCGTAACCATTGCTGTACGGCTTTCGATTGGAGCAAGATTGAGAGTTAGAAGAGCGTTCATATTTAAGATATTGCGCTTAAATGTCGCTTCATCCGCAGCTTTCTCAAGTACAAGAGCATTGGACGCCTTTTCCGCAACCTTCTTGAATCCAAGACGCTCGATTTCGGAACCGATAGCCGCACCAGCTGGAACAATGGTACGCTCGGTATAGTCCTTTCCATCCGAGTCCATATCCAAAGTGAGCTGAGTAGTATCGAAGTCGAAATGAACGCCAGTAAGGGTATCGAGAACCAAAGGAATCTTGGTTTCGGTGAATCCCTGCATATCCAACGCCTTGGAGCTAGTTGGGACAAAGATAGCAGGCTTACGGGCATAGATTGTGTTGCCAACCTTTGCTCCACCCACTTTCTGCCCGAACTCATCGGAATACTGACGGTCTGCCTTTGCAAGCAGAGTGGAATTGTTAGCCAAACCGCGAATTGCTTCCTTTGCAATGTACCCGCTTACTTTGGCAATACTGTTACTTTCATACGCTTCTGACATTTTGTGTCCTTTACCGCTTTATTGCGGATGCTTTAACGTGGTCTTTCTTTGTTGCGCGCCTTAATCCAATCATCACCACTCATATTAAGAGATGGCTTACCTAAATCTCCACTTCCACGCTGTTTGGGTGGTGGCTGTGGGATAGGCTTGCTTGGTCGTTGTTGTGGCACGGCAACACTTGGTTTAATATTCTGGCCTTTGTTTTGTTCCTGTGATGCAGTCCAGTTTAAAATTGCATCGTGGATTTTAGCAATCTCGTTTGTTCGAGCGACTACATCCATTTGCATCAAACGGTCTTGCAACTCGGAATCCATACCAATCCTGTACAAAGTCTTATAGCCGAATGGCGATCTTTGCAGGTGTTCGAGAGCTTTCTTGTCGATTTCCAAGCCGGGGTCTAACGAGTTCAAAGCATCGTCCAAGTCTTTCAACTCTTCCTTAGTCTTTGTATAGTTGTCCGTTGCTACTTTATTAAGCTCCGCATTCTGTCGCTCGCTTTCCTGTTTCGCAGTCAACTCTTGTTCCCATTTAGTCCTTAGCTCTTTACCATGTGCATCTAAAACAGCTTTTGTATAGGCTTCATAGTCAGGCGAACCATCTGCTTTCTTGAATTTCTCAAGTTTAACTTCGTCATCTTTTGGATCATAGCTTTTCATCAAAGCGTCAAATCCTTCTCGAAGACGTTGGTTTTCTGACTTTGTCTCCTTGATTGTAGTTGTCATCTCATGGAAACGCTTTCTTGCCCAAACTGGAGTGCCGTCCTTCTTTTCTCCTTGCTCTGGCTTCCAAGGCTCTTGCACCTTTGGCTGTCCATTGTCAGGATTGGATTGTTCCTTACCTTGGCTTAGGTAGTCATAAGTCCCACCGCTAAAGCTTGAAACTGTTGCACTTCCATTGCTGTTTTGCTGTACATCTTCCGACATTTCGTCTCTCCCTATGATTACGACATAGTCTCGACCTGTTGTGTGTTTCAAGGGGTCAGGTTTCCTCGTTAAGCATCCCGCTTTTAATAGGTTCGGTATCCTATACAAGTCCTTCAAACTATATCCGGCTTTGGGTTGCCGCAATTAGCTTGGGTGTCAGGTCTAACGCATATTTTAAAGCCTTATGCTAAGGCTCCCGATTGCTTGTTATAAGTAACGCCTGATATTTGCTTGACTAATTCAAGCGCGGTGTTTTGATTTTGCTGATTTGCGTCTGCAATGATTTGAGCAACAAGCCTATCATTTTGACCAGCTTCCTTGATTGCAGTCTGTCTAAGCTGTGCATCAATTTCCATTTGCTTAATAGCCAAGTTTGTTTGGCTCTTTATAGTTTCTTTTTGCAATTCAAGCGCGGTGTTCTGCTGAATTGTCATTGCAAGCTGTACATTATCGTTTTGAAGCTTTTCAAGCTGTGCCTGAAGTTCAGCAATAGTTGCATTAGATTGTTCTTGCTGTTGCATTGCAATAGCTGGATCAATGCCACCTTCATCCATTCCAGCACCAACAGGAGCAAGGCGCTTTGCAATTCCATCGCCGCCCGGGAAGTCCATTCCGTCAACAACCAAATCCATAACCTTTGGAGCAGATGCGGGGTCAAGCTTTAGCAATTCAACCAGCTTATCAAAACCCTCTTCTTTTCGTGTGGCATACGCCTTTCCAGAAGATACCGAAATATCAAGGTCAAGTGGAGAAAGGTCGCTAATTACACCGCCAAACTGCCCTTGGCCTTCTGTCATTCCTTCTACTTCACCGCCAATTTGATAAGCTGTAACTGTTCCATCTTCTTTGCGACCCGGCAATACTCCAACTGGCTCGATAACAGCTTCCATGAGGTCAAGCATATTGAAGCCAACACCCTTTAGGCTGATCTGCAAGTGTTCTGAATATACAAGCTGTCCACGGTCTGAATTAGCAGCACGCGCTTTGATAGCAACTCCTGAAAGCTCTTGAGA